GGATAACACCTTCAATCAATGGCTCATCGGGATCAATAAAAACATCTTGAGGGTTTATAGCAGGTGCAGATGTACTTACCTTCGCTTCAAATGTTTCGTATTCACCTAGCTTTATATTTAATGCAGAAACTTGATCGTAAAACTTACGTCTAGATTCAGGGTTTTGCATTTTTGTTTTAAAGGTGTCGAAGTCACCTATTTTTACTTTCTGGGAGGTTACTCCATCATATAATTTTTGAAGTGATTCTAGTGGCATTAGTAGTCAATTTCAATAGGTTCGTTTTGCCTTGGTGCAATATTTACATTAAAAAGGTTGTCTCTTTCACGCTCAAACGATTGTAGCCTTGATTTTAGCGTAGCTTCCTGTTCTTCAGTTAATGCAGGATAGCCCGCCCGCTGTCTTTGTCTTGGACTCAAGGCTTTGGTCACGTCTGAAATTGCTTTGTTTACTTGTGTAAGGCTCATAGTGCTTCCTCTTCCACCCATTCTAGGAGCACCAGATATTGGAATGACATCATCTTCTGTCGTATCTGTTTGTTTTGCTTTGGCAATTTCTTCATCTGTCGCATAGCCATATTCTTTAGTGGTGGGGTTGTACACCTGTTTTTGACTTGTAGATATAGATGTTCTCTGAGGGACAATAAGGCCCAATGCTTTTTCTGGGTCTAGCTTAGCCATAGCAACTATTTCATTAACCCTTGGGTTGTTTTGATTATCTGTTGCCCAACTATTCACTTGTTGCTTGGCAACTTTTGGATTTTCTATTTTTATTCTGTCTTGTACTTTTTGAACATAAGACGAATTATTTATAATATCAGGTTCTGATAGCAAATTCTCCAATCCTGTTTTTATCGCAGAAGGGTCTCCAACATTTTCTGTGTAAATTGAATTTAATCTATCTGTAAATGCTTGTTTAGCTCCTTGTAATTGAATACCAGCAAACTTAACTCTTGGTATTTTAGAAGTAGCAAATGCATCAGCTTGGGCTTCTTCAGGCAAAAGCTTAATTAAGTTTAATTCATTTGTAAATTCTTGCTGTTTCTGTGCATCCTCATATCTTTTAGTTTGTAGCTTTTGTCTTTCAAGCACTAATTGATTTTGTTGATACTGATCAAAATAATCAGGCAACCTGTCTAAAAAGTCTGCAAGTGGGTTATCAAACCTAGCAGGGCCTAACCTCTGTCTTCTACTGTATATACTTCTAGTATGTCCGGGCATCTACAACTCCTAATCTTGTGGTTGATAGATTCCACCGGTAAGAGGGGGAAGGAACGGAGTCCAGACCATTGTAACGCCATCTACGATTATCGTATCTCCCTGATACGTGCTTAAATCAACATTTTCTATATTATCAAAAGTTGTAGGGTTAATTATATTGGAAAATTCTGCACCACCAGCTACAAGGTCAGCCGCAGTCCCTAATGTTTGAGAAGCAAATCTTGCCTGCTCTTGCGAAACTGCCGTATCAAATGCCCTTTGACCAGCTTTCGATATAGCTGACTGAGTTTGCTCTACACCACCAGCACCCGCAAATCCAGACCCGGCTTGTTGTTGCATAGACTGTTGTCCAGCAGAGACTTGTTGTTGCCTTAATGTATCAGCAGTGCTTTGCAACCCAGTGGGGTCAAACGCTTGGAATAGCTTTAACTGAGCACTTGTAGGGTCGAGACCCTCAGACTCTAATATAGACTCTGCTGTAAACCCACCAGTCTGCATACCAAGAAGGCCACCATCTTGCATGCCAAATGTAGGTGAACCGTAAACTGAAAGTGGGCCAACGTCCACAGAAGGAGACCTTCTAGGTGACATTGGTAAATTAAAATATGGACTTACAGCATCAGTGAGTAAAGGATTAGTAAATGAGCCTGAGTCCCTTCTGATTGAGAAGTCTGCAAGTGGGCCTAGGTCTTGCCTTCTTAAGTATCCTATTAGCGAACCTGCTGACCTACTTGCCTCCCTCGCAGTTGCCTCTGCCTGCTGTGCTGTTCGAGCCGCATCTAACAATGAATTTTTCTCACCTAGAGATATCGCATTTGCTAAACTTGCTTGATATGCATCTTCTGTTGGTTGCATGACCATGCTTGAAAAATCATCTAATTGATTAAAAGAAGAATCTAATGCTTGATCTCCTAACATTTCTGCACCCGGAATATTCTCAGGTATTACGGTGCCAATATCTAATTTTTTTGAAATAGCATCTGTAGCTGGGTCAAAGAATGCGACTTGAGATAAATCTGTGCCAGTGGCGGATACTGGTGATAGCTGAGGCGGTGCTGTTAACCTTAATCCACTATATGCATCTCCCCTGCCAAAAACAAGACCAGCTCCTTCAGCACCCATTTTTTGCCCTGCCTCTAAGGCCGCTTGGGAAGCCGTTGGTAATGCTGTTTGAGATACACTTATTACATCTTGTGGTCTTAGCTTACCAGCAACCTTTCCATAAATACCACCACCCGGAGCAAGACCTGCTGTAGCGGCCGCTTTTAATCCAGAAACCAGTGCTCTTTCACCTATACCCCTTGTAAAGTCACGACTTGCTTCTTCAACATCTCGAAATGATTGCTGTCCAAATACAGTACCAGTCCTGTCAACGCTTCTTGACTTACCTGCACCTAGCCTTTCTCCGACCCCCCGACCTAAAGCAGTTCCAAGACCGGATACTAATGCTAGGCTGGCACCACCCGTTACTGGTGCTAATGCCGCACCTAAAAGGCCCCCAGCTATTCCACCGATACTACCAAATAAACCACCTTTCTTTTGTCTTTTAGCCTCTGCTCTTTGAGCTTCCTCCAGTCTTTTTATATCTCCTTGACGTTGAACAGCCCTTGCAAGAGCCGCTCCACCAGCAGTGGCCTGTCCTCCAGTCTGCATCATCCCCATCAAACTGTTAGAATTACCCATATCAAACCCAGATAGGTTAGGGCCGGACTTAACAGGGAGAAAACCTTTAGATTTGTTAGAATGGTTAAGCATGATATAATTCCTTTGAATTTAATAAATATTTTATGACTTTTCTATAGACAAACTGCATTATACTTTAATCTCTGTCCTCCAAACAGAACTTATAGCAAATTCTGTTTCTGATGTAGTAATGTTTGTGTCATCAGGAGTAATACTTATCCCTACCACAACTCCAGCATCTACAGTGGGAATGTTGTCCCAATCTGATTCTGTGATTATATGATTTGTATTGTTTGTAAAAGTTGTTTGAAAATCAAAGGTAGCTACTGTATCTACTGTTGTGTCCCCATTGTCAACCTTTTTAATCTTAAATACTATATCAGTAGCATTGGTATTCAATGCTTCTGGCCTAAATATTATTTTAGAACATGTCATTTTAAATGGTGTTAAATACGCTGACTGCTCTTCTAATAACGTTGTAGTTTCATTGGGAGATGAAAAGGGTAAAAAAACCTCAGAGCCGGGAAGATCGTCTTGAAAATTATGTATAAAGACTCTATAATCAGTAAACTCGTTAATATATTCTATTCTCCTAGCAGTTAATTTATCATCGACTATTTGATTTCCATCGTGCGATAAATTTACTTTATAAAGCATTCCATTTAATTTTTTAAACAAAGCAAGAGTTCTATTGCTTAACAATGCAAATACCTGCTCACCATCAGACATATTATTTTTAGCGGGGTGATGAGACATAGCGGCTTTACTACTACCTTCCGATATAGCATTCCCTTTGCTGTTTTGAACTCTTCTAATTTTTCTATCTAATAAAGACATATTATTAATCTGTAGCTACCCGACTCTTATTAATGAGTCTGTACTCTACACTAATATCATTGATCTGTATCCCGTCATCGCCAGAAACGGTAGCGAATGTACTGTTTTTAACTCTAACCCTAACAGATTGACAGGATTGAGGAGAGGATATAGTTGCCCGTAGCCTTTTCCAGCTAGAGGTGTTTGAAAAGTTTCCAGTAGCATCTGTAAAAGAAGTAGAGCCATCCAACGCAAAAGATATTGGATTTAATCGGGCCGTATCACTTTTATATGTAACGGTTATAGCGTATATCTTTTTTTCTAAACTTGGAAATCCAAAGTCAAAGTCTTTAGTAGTAAAATATGCTTCATCTGCGGGAACTGCTGAAACATTAGTATAATTAAACTTTTTAATATCTATATTGCTTGAGTTTTTAATTCCAATAATTAGATCTCCGTTAAAATCTGTAGCAAAGTTAGTGTACTTTCCTGCACTGGCTGTTAACAAATCTGAATGAAAAGACCAAGCATTTGTTTTAAAATCATATATATAAGCATCTCCTTGAGTAGCTCCTGAGTGCTCTGAATCTCTAATTACTATTGCCATATCTGCATTCCCATCATAACCTACTATTGAAAAGTTTGTCATAAAGGAAGACCATTCAGATTGATCTATTTTATTGTCTATAAGATTGCCTATTTGTGAACCTGTATATATAAATAAACCCTTGTTATTGGCCCATAATATGCCTTTATTCGAGCGAAAAGATGCCGAGGGATGGTTGACCCCATTGTTCTTAATATCCTCTTCTAGAAACCAGCCAGATTCGCTTGGAGAGGATACATTTATTATCTGAACAGAATTATGTTTAAGAGCAACCAATCTGTCTGCAAAAGAGTGTAGTTTTAAATAGGCCTCCGCATCTCCTTTTACTACATCTATAAAATTAAAAGATGGAAACGTGTCAAATCTATTCGGCAGGCTAAACATGATCCTGTCTCCATACGCTGTAATATTCTCATCGTATGTATTTTTTATTTTTACATTGGCAACAAAGGCTCTTCTATTAGCTATAATGCCAGTTCTCCAACCCTCTCCTAAACGGCCTATGCTATTAGAACTAATTTCCGGGGAATACCCATTAATACTTTCAAAGGTGTCAAAGTTCATGCTTGTTAACTCTACGTCTGCATATATATCAGTTGCATTATGTGCGACCCAACTACTTTTGTCTCCTGTTAATGAAGCAGAAACACCTTCTACTAAATCAATATTAGCCAACAACAGCCAACTCGCAGTATCATCGGTATTGTCCTTACAATACATTCTACCTCCACTAATCCTTGCATCGTATCCAGTGCCGGAACTCCCTATTTTAGCCATAACCCTTAATCTTAAGTCGTTGCCAAGGACTGTTGTGAAGGTATTGTTAGTAGTAGGAATAAACAATAACGACTCTTGATTGCCGTCATACACAAAACTAACTGCTATTTTCCATGTTTTTGTCTCAAAGAAAGCATTCTCATTTGCGTTTGTAGAATCGTAATCTATGCTAAATCCAGCATTAGCACTGGGGTACGTGTTTGAAGTATCTGTTCTCCCGCTAGTAGGGGGTGCCAGTGTATTATCTTTTGAAAACCAACCTTTATGCACAGTAGCATCACCTCTTAAATCTGTAGAGCTATGTTGCACACCTCTAAAATGGTGCCTGTTAATATATCCATACCACTTTACTTTTTGTAGCGTTGGAATATCCTTTACCTCCTCTTTCTTC